CAAACAAGGAATGGTAGTAAACAAAGTATCAGTAGCCCAAAGCTTTCTGAGATTTGTTTCACGTTTTACTAATAAAAGTGTGTTGTTCTTAATCTCAGATGCCACCACTCTATCAGTGATTAGGTTATCTGTTGATAACAATTTGTGCATTGCACGTACATCTGAAACTAATTTCCTTAAAGTTGCCATTATAAATACTGTTTGAATATATTTGTCATTCCCTCAGCTTGATCGATTAAGAATGCTGTCACTTCAGCCTTAGACATTGTGTGACCATTCTTATCATCCCAAAGGCTCTTAGCATTTGAGAAAGCTGGAATTTGGTAAAATTTAATACCGTTAAAATCATGACTCACTTCATGATGCTTATCTCCTGTGAATATATAGAAGTTATTATGGAATGACCATTGGTCTCTATATTCTATTGGGAACAGTCCTGCAAGTTTAGCTGGCTTAATAGCATCCCCATGATTGAACATTAATGCTGAATTGCCATAACTTACATACTTTCTGTATTTAGGAGAGCTATCAATTGTAAGTCTGTCTGTATTTCTAAAATACGTTTGTAACCAGTTAACCATGTGCCATCCTACAAACTCATCATGATTACCAGCTACATACACTACATTAACATGTTTAGCGTATTGTAATAACATTGTAATCATTAACACCTCATGGTCACATATATACTCAAATGAAGTTTGATATGTATGTGTATTCTGTTGAGGGGTTCCTTTTGTAGTTGCATTGGTGTACTCACTATTAAACTCATCTGAGCCAATAATGTATGTGATTTCTTCTAGGTTGTTTGAAAGTTGAGCTTGTGCAGCTATCAATTCCACCTTATACATAATCTTAGCTAATCTATCTAGTACATTGTTATTACCATCTACATCCCATTTGTTTAAATGAGAGTCTTGTTTGTTGATAACCAACATACCATTTGGTCTCTCTGGGTCAAACTTAGGACTCATAACTTCCTGACTAACAGGTTGGTATGATGCTAAAAAGTCTATAAAACTATCTTGAAAAACTTGTTCTGTAGACTTCTTTGCTAGCCAGGCTTTAACCTGCCAGTGGGGATTTCCACCATTCCCCCAGAAGTTCTGTACATATTTAGTTATTTCCCATTTATCTGTGTCTATGTGACACTTCTCAATTAGTTCGTCTAAGCTCTTAACCTCTTCGCTAAAATTAGCTACCACCTCACCAACACCCTTACTGATGTCCTCTGTAAACTTAACTATTACATTCTCTAGCTCAGCAATGTAATTTCCAACCTCAGCATCTTCCTCACTTTTCTCTTGATTTCTTAATTCTTTTAATAACTCATCCACCTCAAACTCTGTAATTCCAAGCTTATCAGCATAGAATTGTTTACTCTTTTTCCAATGTAGAATCTCTTCTAGCTGTTGTAGCAACGATTGGTTTTCAGACATATATGGTTTAATTTAGTTAAAATTGGTGTAAAGGTACGAACTAATTTTGACATTTACAAAATTTAATTAACCAATTTAATTATATACATTAATCAATTTGATTAGAGTTTAAACAAAAACCCCCAGCCTAGAAAGGCCAGGGGATACCTTGTAAAACCAACAAAACAAGGTTTTTGATATTTTATGGACAAGTTACATAATTTGTAATCTCACCAGCTGTAGTGATTTCAACAGCATATGTACCTGATGGTCCAATTAATTTGTGCCAACCTGGTGAACCAATGAATGGATTTGATAGAGGTGATTGTATTGTATAAAGTATCATTGTAACAAATGGTACAGTAAATCCAGGTTGAGCCCATACTGATATTGTTGGGGATTGACCACAAGCCTCACCAGAAGTACCAGATGCTCCTGAATTAATTGTATACATCACTGGGCTTGAAGATGTGGTAGTTGTGGTTGTTGTTGGAGGAACTGTGGTTGTGGTTGTAGTGGTTGTAGATGTACTAGTACTAGTTGTAGTGGTTGTAGAACATGGCACTACAGATATATCTGTATAGTTTGTACATGTTCCTGTAGACATAACACGAACGATTGTTGTACCGTTTGGAACTACTGTAGATGTATATCCAGCCAATAAGCTAGATCTTGATACACCTGTTACAAATGGTGTAGAATACGAATCTACATTTGAATATAGACTAAATGGTCCTGTTGAGGTGCCAGCTGTCGTTAATGTAATTAATACTGTCATAATTTATTTATTGATTTTAATATTAGAAGCTTCTTATTGCTTTAGCACGATATGAATTAGACTTATTATCACCAAGTCCAGTTCCATTTAAAAAGTTTATAGCAGATGCAAAGTTTGCACTACCACTTGTAGAAGTCCAATATGGAACATTTGCATAAACACCAATTGCAACTTTATTTGGGTATATACGCTCTAGTTCCTGTTGGCTTGGTAAGTACCAATCGCTGTATCCACCTTCTACTAAATCTCCACATAGTCTAGCTGGAATTCCTGCAGTAGGACAGCCTGCCATGATATCAATTGTATTTTGATTACCTGTACCTAGTGCATATTGAGTTGATATAAGTGTACCAGTACATCCCCAGGCTGCACCTGTTGAAACATCTGATACAGCAGCTACTAGTCCATGTTGAGAAAGTGGATCATATCCTGGATCAAAAGATTGTAGAATATAAGCTATGATACCACCTAATGCTGCTTGACCAACTGTGTAAGTACCTGGTGGTATTGGAACAGAAGTAGTAGTTGTGGTTGTTGTTGGAGTAGCTGTAGTGGTTGTTGTAGTTGTGCTACTTGAAGTAGTTGTTGTGGTGGTAGTTGGAGTTATGGTAGTAGTAGTTGTTGTTGTAGAACCTGGACATCCAACAAATCCTGTTGCTGCAATTGCATACAACGTACCTCCTGGGTTTGTTGTCACAGATCCTGTAACTACCCATGTATTTCCTGGAGAGGTTACCCTATCATTAATTGCAAATGTTCCAAACGGATACTCTTCAGAATATGCTATAGAACTATCTTCACAGTTTGTTATTTGGTACCATATAGATAAAGGAGTAGCAGTGGTAGTAGTCGTTGTAGTGCTAGTAGATGTACTAGTAGATGTAGTAGTAGATGTACTAGTTGTTGTTGATGTAGAACTAGATGTAGATGTTGTAGTGGTTGTAATAGGAACAGCGGTAGTTGTTGTTGTTGTTGTACTGCTACTGCTGGTAGTAGATGTTGTAGTTGTTGGTGTTATTGTAGATGTGGTGGTTGTAGTTGTTATTGGTATAACAGTTGTAGATGTAGTAGTTGTAGTTGGAGTGATGGCACAAGAGTTTACCAATGTACAGAACATCACCTTTAAAGATGGGTTCTGATTAATTACAGTGATGAGGGTTTGTACTAACTCTATAGGTTCAAGTGCGTTATCTAGTTTCTGCAAAGCTAATGTCAATATATCCCCTGTATCAATTCCTGAGTTAGGAAGATCTGGGCCATTATATTGAACAGCTGATGTAGGAATAGGATAACCAGCAAATGCTCCATTATTACATTGCTGTGGATAATAGGCATTCACTGTATTCTCAAAGCAAGGGGTACCAGGTACGCAAGCCATTATAATTTAGTTTAATCGATTAAGGGATGTACATGATGTAGTAGCACGCGCGTACAGGTTGAATGTTAGCATGACCTAATCCACCACCTGTATTACCAACGGTTACATTTATACCTGTAGTGGCAGTTGCTGTATACTGAGGAGCAGTGAGTGCTGGATCACTATTTGTTAATTGTGTAGCAACACATTGTGTTCCACCAGAGTCATCTGTAGTTCTGTTACCTCTAAAGATAGAGCTACCAGGAGCATGTACGTGACCAGGATCAGTAACTACAACAGAGTGTGAGTGTGCAGGGATTTGTGTGCTGTTTAATATTATAGTGTTAACACCACCACCATCTCCAAGAGCATAGTTAGGGTTACCAACGTTAATAGGGTTAACAGCAGGATCTAAAGTTCCACCACCCATACCAACAATAGCACCTACAGGAACACGTCCTCTTTTATCAGGAGTTCCATTTAAGCCATTACATAGATAGATTTTATCAAACCCGTCAGCAGCAATACCTGCTCCAGTGATATCAAAGTAGGTCAATGAACCATAGTATTCTACAGCTGTATAAGGAACCATCTTTGTATAGTTCTGTGTAGGAGCAAGACTATTTAAGTAAGCTTGGATTAAACCATTTAGATCAGCAAGCTTTACGTAGTTTGTACTTACGTTTAAAGCTAATGCCGTTAAGTCTACACCTAATTGACAAAGCTTTGTAATAACAGCCTGAACAACAGCATGTGTATCAGAAGAGGCTGTTACACCTGTAAGACAACCTATGTTATAATCTGCATTCAATACAGCAATATCAGCTTCTACAGCATCAACTTGTACCTGTAAATCACACGCAGCTTTTACTAAAGCTGTAAATAAATCTAAAGCAGAAGGAGTTCCACACGTAGGGAAACAAGGAGGAAGATACTGTGTAACTAGATTACAATAATCATCTAGATCTATATCGATAGAGATTCCTGTTCCATCTAGAAAACTAATCACTTTATTAATAAGAGCTTGCTCTACAACAAGAAGGTTATCACCAGTATCTATTCCTAAAGAAGGGATAGGGTCTCCTGTATATCTAACACATTTATCAGAAACAATCTCTACACAACCGTTATAACAATTTGTACAAGACATTTTATAAATTATTTATGAATTAAAAGTTTTACTTTACTCGCTATCATCTTCACAGTAAATTGACTACAGTAGTCAGGGTTACAATATTTGTAAACTAAGATTCTTTTATAGTTTAGTAAGTCACCAATTACAACTCCTGGTACAGGATAATTTAAAGAGAATACGATATTATTATATTGATTATTTGCCAAGTCTGTTAACTTGCAATCAATATCATTTAATAGTACAGGTATAGTTGTACAATCAATACAGTTTGTAAGCCTTGGTGATAACATTTTTTATTCTTTGAGTTGCTTGCTTCAGCTTATAATTACATGCTGAACATAAGCCATTAATTAATTGACATCCACATCCTACTTTGATGCCACATTCTCTACAGTTTGCCATTTTATTGAAAATTAATTATGTAGTTATTTCCTGAACAACCACAGTTGGTTCTAATAAAGTTGTTAAGCATTTTATCTGCTTGTATATACAGTTTGTTAGAAGTGTCTACAGCACAGTTATTAGCTGCAGCAATAGAACCCTGAATCATGTAGTATACACTATTTAAATTTACCTTAGCCTGTGTCTTGATAGCAAGATCGCATTCCATCATATCAAGCTTCATGAAAGCATTGTCAAACTTCTCTTGTAATTGGTCAACACGAATAATGGTTTTGGTAACATAGTTCAGATATGCAGGAGCAACAGAATATGTTAATGTATAGATTCCATCAGGTAGAGGAATCAATGGAGCTCCTACAACACTAAGTCCTAATGAGGCCGAATTAAATATATTAAAGTCATTAACATTAAATGGTAAAAATACAGGATCAAATCCAGGCATTGTTACTTCAAGAGTTGGAGAAGAAACAACAGGAGGATTTGTATTGTAGGTTGATGCATCAGCTACACCTAATGTTAATGTGTTATAAGTTGGTACTACTAGTATATCTAAGGTCATGTCTTTAAAATAAATATGCCAGAGGACTTGAGAAATATCCTCTCACCCTCTGGCATAGGTTATATGATTCTACTTTTATTCTATTAAGGAATCAAAGTAGTTGTTGTTGAAGTACTAGGCCAAACAGTAGTTGTAGTAGAAGTAGTACTTGTTACAGGACCGCTCTCATTAGTAACAGCACCTAAAGCAGCAACTAAAATTGCCTCGATTGCAGCAGTTGCACCACTAGGGATAGCAATGATTACAGTGCTATCTTCATAGATATAGTCGCCCCACTGATACTCAGACCTGTTATACTCATTAAACTTAATGTAATAAGTGTCATAAGTAGTACCATCAGTTACCCAAGACTCAAAGTTCTCGTTGTAACCAACCATTCTGTACAAATGTTTAAGGTAACCAGCTTGATAGCTATAGAAGTTTTTCTCTAATTGCTTAATCTCATCTGAAGTACCAGATATGTAAGAAGCACGTTGAGTAACTACAGCCTCAGCAACGATGTTACAATTGTCAGCAACGATGAAGTCAGCAGTTGTAGCTGGTCCACTGTACACAAAAGTACGGAAGTACATACGATCGTATTCCCAAGGGAAAGCAGCAACATCACATGGTTGACCATATTTAGTTAATGGTTTACCAGAGATAACTAACTTAGCGTTTTGATCGTTACCAACTCTTTGGAATTGATAGAAAGTGTTGAAGCTAATGTTGTCAGGGTTGTTACCTGGAGCTTCTTGTTCAAACTTTAAGATAGCTTGATCAATAAAAGCAGGAACATCAACTTCTGCACAAGGATCGCCACCACACTCTAAACAAGGAGCAACAACTGTAATAGAACGGGTGAAACCGTTGAAATACAATGTGTCAATGTAAGAAGAATGAGCACGTAATGTGAATGTTACAACCTCACCTGGCTTAACGTTAAAGTTACTAATCTGAGTTACTTGGTTAGCAGCAACTGGGTTACCAGTCACCTTGTACCATTCTGTAACGTTTGATTTGCAAGAAGAACCTGTAGGACATCCAGAAATTTTGTCTGAACGCTTAGATCCTTGTAAATAAGTGTTAACTCTACCTTGAGCTAAATAGAAGTACGGTTTAGCAGCAATGTTACCTGCAGTAGCTACAGTGTAATCGCTTCTAAAGATACCAAACTGACCTGCGGTCAAGTTTTGCGTAGAACCAGAGCTAGGTAGAGTGTTTCCTACTGGAACTACGAAGAGGGTAGTTAATGAAAAATCAGCCATTTTGTTTTATTTAAATTGTGAAAATAACTATTCGTTTGTTTGAATTCTAAACTGAGCACTTTGAACTGCAGATTGATTCTCTGTATACATCGCTAGGTTTTGAACTGTTAAGTCTAACAACTCATCTTCTAGGTATGTTTCTAGTTCACAGTCTTGATCATAAGAGTTCTGTCCGTCTAACATAACATATCCAGTCTTATTAATATACACTGGGTATCTCATGTACGATACATATATTTGCTTAGGTGTAAATGTACCATCAGTAAATATAGAAATCTCATCAGAAGATATAGAATTAAACGTTTCTTGATATTCAAATGATGGTCTATAGTGAGTGTTAGTTAAGCAAAATTGTAAATCGCCATGCTTAGTAAGATCTCTATTAATCCATATTTTTCTATCTGTACATCTACCCTTATCTGCTAATACATAACTATCTATATAGAACATGTATTTTGGAGTGAGTAAATGAATATCTGCAGACCATTGATTTAACTCAGCATTTAGTAGTGTTAAATTTAGGGGTTGATGGTTATAATTTACCACCAAACTTTGTAGGTCTTCGTAACGCTTTTTGAAAGCATCTAGACCTAAACCAGAAACTGTGTTTTGACCGTCAACCTTCTGTTTAATCAACTTGATCTGAGCCTCATTCAAGGCTAAAATCTTATCTTCCAATTGAATTTGTTGATGCTCGTTAGTTGATAGTTTATTTAGTTTCTGGTCAATTTTATATAATAAACTATCTACGGGTATCATACAGAAGCTATTTTCTTAGTTTTTAATTTTCCTTCCAAGGTTAATAATTCGTCTTGGTTATCTTCATCAGCAAGGAATTTAACTAAATCATCTTCATCCTTAGCAATCTCAAACTCTCCTTCATACACCTTACCATTAGGTTTTAAACGATATACTGAGTGAGCAATAGCTTGCTTAACCAAGTCTTTAATATGGAGTAAGTTTTCCTTCATATCTGCAAATCTGCTGAACACCTCTACAGGGTTTAAACCAGCATGTTTACCATTCTTGAATTCTGTTTGTTTTAATAGGTTGTCTACCTGATTGTATACAGAGTCTTCTTTAGTATCTTCTGTAACAGGTAATCCTAACAATCTTGCCACCTTGCGTTTCTTCTCAGGACTCATTGAATCAAACTTGACAATAGCCTTGTTGATCAATTGTTTCTTCTTGAATATCACTGCATTTTCAATTTCATCATCAGCAACGTAAAATTGTGTATCTGCAGGAACTTCACCACGTTCCCAAGCCTGATAGCTAGAGGCAATTGTTGGATGAACTCTTAACCATGCAAAAGCTAATTCTTGAAAAGGATTAGAGAAATCAAAGTAGTTATCACCATCCATCAACTTAACAGCTTGTACATGTAATGTATCATCTGTAGATGTAGACAATCCATAGTTCCAGAAACTAGAACGAGGACCTAAATCAACATCACCTAAATTAGCTTCAAGTTTTTGTTTAAGTGCTGTAACTCTTTCAACTTCCATTTCTCTTTCAAGACTGTCACCCATTCTACGAATGTATGCAGCATTTGGATCTAATCCAGTTCTGTACTGTCCATCAAGTTCCTTGTAAGGATACTTAAATACACCTGTTCCAGGGATCCTGGTTAAACCTTTCTGTGCAAGTCCACCTTGCATAGTTTGTAACTGAGAGTTGTTGTAATCTTTCTTTAACGTAGAGATTTTTCCTATCTTACCCATATGTAGTTGTTTTTGTTTGGTTTATTTTTGCAGATGGGTTCTCAGCGAAGAGAGTGCCATACAGACATGTAATCTGTATCCATCCATCTGTGTGAGAAGACTCCCCCACTTGGAGCAGTGGGGGGGAATTCTTCTCGGTAGGTTATTTCTAATCCTTAGATTAGAATTGTGGTATTTCTTCGATTAATACTGTACGTGATAAATCTTCAATGAATACATCACAACGGTCTTTCATCCAAATCTCATAACCAGGGAATTTGTTTGCAGAACTCATACCTTGAGACTTAGCAAAACCTAAGTGGTGACGAGTACCATCGATATAACCCCAAGTCATTGAAGGAGCACCCTTCATACGTACTTCACGGATGTTGTTTACCATTGAACCATCGCTCATTGGAGATACATCAAACACCATGAATACAGGAGTAGATTTTTTGTTCTGACCGAATTCTAAGTTAGTTTGAGGAAGGTCTAATTCTTTTAAGTGAATTAGTTCAACACGACCTGTTTCACGTGTAACCATTGCATCGAATGCAAAGTTGTAAGTGATGTGTTGACCTTCTCCTTGCATGTAGCGATTACCAGAATCAGCCATGAAAGTTAAACCAGAATTAAGTGCATCATTTTTAAGAGCTTGTTGGAACACATC